CAAAAACTATTGAACCTGTAAGGGTTTGAGTGCCATCTCTTTTGTATAAATCGTTATTAACAATATCAACAAATTCTTGTAAACCAAATAATATTTGATCGCTGTTTGTGTCTAAATCTTTTTCTGTTAAAACACTACCATCTTGAAAGTCTACTTTTTTAACACTTATATCTGTATCTCTTTGAAATTTAATAGCAGCACCATTAGCAGGGATATTGCCATTTGTAAAAGTTATTGTTGATCCGTTTACTGTGTAGTGAGTACCAATAGTTTTTAATACACCACCAACAAAAACATCTATCTCATTACTTGATATATAACTAAAGGATATAGAAAAGTTTGCTGTGCTTCCATTACCTGTATGTTCGGTAGATGAGTCTGCTGTATTAGTAGCCATGATTAATCTTTAAAAGTTAATAGATGGAGTTGCTTCCCTTATATTATCGTTTCTTATGTTATCTGCCGACTTTTCTACTCTTTGTAATTTTTCTCTTATATCTCTAGGTAAATACTTCTTCGTAAAAAGGTCTAATGCTTTTGTTTTATATTCTGACAATATATCTTTAAGTTCCCCTGCGACTCTTGCTCTAGCTCTCTCTTGAGCTAAAACAGCAACTTCTTCATTAGTGCTTGTTATACCTTCTCCTCTCATAGTTTTAATATCTCCTTGCATACTAGGAGTATTGATTTTACTTATAAGACTATCATATAATCTTTTACCTCCAAACTTTTCACTAGCAGTTAAATATATAAGTGTTGAATATTGATCTTTGTCTAAAGGGATTTGTCCATTCATCAAAGATTTAACAGGTGGATCTATCTTTACATTAAGATCAGATAAAACACTTAATACTGGATCGTTAATTGTTTCTGTATCAGTTGACCAGCCATCAAGCAAAGGATTCCAATTATGTTTACCAAAGCCTACAGGATATGTTCTCAACTGACCTGTAATCCAGTTTTGATCTGGTCTTAGCTCTGCATTGTAATATGGAAAAGCACTTGCAACTTCGTTTAAATATCTTCTTAAAATAATCATTGGAGAACCTTTTTCTTCTCCGTAAACATTTTTATCCATAACAACATTAGGCTCAGATACGCTGCTATAACTACTACTTACTTTTTTTACATCTTTTAATAAGTTATACGCTGGAACTGTAAGTATTGCTCCTCGTCTTGCAATGAATCTATAAACAAAATCAGCATCATCAAAGTTACTAAATAATTCTGTAATGCCTTGCAGATATGTTTTATTAACTAAATTTCTTGATAAAGCTATTTTTGCTACATCAAATATTGTCTGTGCAGTTCCGTTATCTGTAGGTAAGTAACTTTGTATTTGAGTCATATCAGCAGAAATCGCAAAGAAACTAGCCCAAGGATCAATTCGTTTGTAACTTATATATTTATATTTTAATTTTCCATCTGCACCTCTTACATATTTTTCTTGATCGTTTATACTAATCGTTCCATAAGGTTTACCATTCTCAGCGTATTTTTCTTTTTCTGTATCTTTTAAAAGAAATCTAAAACTATATGGTTGTTTGCCTGTAGCTAGTTCAAGCTTTCTTATTTCATTATTAGCAGACAAACCACCTGTTATTGCTATAGGTGCTTCTGGATTATTAATAGCCAACGCACTTGTAATACCACTTATCCATAAAGCACCGCCTAATCTTGTTCTACCTATAGCTCTAGCTCTTACTGCTGCATTAGGACTTGTTATTTCTTCAATATGTTCTTTATAAAAACCAACATCTTTAAATGGTTTTACACCACCTACATTTAGATCACCAATTCTATTTAAGACAGGTGTTGCTTTTGCAGTCTGTTTTAAAATGTTTGCTGGTGTCCTAACAAAAGGTAGTATCTGTCTTAATATTGGGTGTCTATTAACAAAGTTTGAAACATCTTTTGTAATAGTTCCATCAATTAAATCTTCTGTAAATGTTGCTGAAGCTGAAAACTCTCTAGCTCTTCTATATAAATCTAAAGTTTTATTTGTAAATTTACCTGTTTTACTTTCATTATTTACAAGCTGCATGAGTTGATTAAATCTTCTATCCATATAATTTGTAAGTTGTTTACCTGTTTTACCTTTTCTTGTACCTTCTTCCCATATCTCTGCTTTTGCAAAAGCTCTAAAATTAACCTGTTTAAAAAATTCATCTTCTGCCATTAAAAATCTAGTTGGTAATCTATAGGCATTTCCAATACTTCTAACAAAAGCTGACTTGCCATCAAGCAAAGCCATATCATAATCAAGCACTTTTGAACCAGCATCTAAAATATTTGTATTAGCTCTAAAAGCTAAAGCAGCCATCTTAGTAGAGTCTTGTATTGATTGAATTGCATATATCAATTCTTTACCAGCCCTTGTTCTTAATACAGCATCATCACCAGCACCTAAAGCCAAAGTGATTGGTCTTGCAAGTGAGTTTAAAGCTGTTGATAATATGTTTACTTGATGTGTAACTGGACTGCTAAGAATGTTGTTTATAAATACCTCGTTTGTTATTTGTAATAGTCTTTGTCCTTTATCTACTTTAAATCCATCTTTCATCATTTTTTGATATGCTTTGGGATCTTGTGCAGCAATAGCAACTTTTCTCATAACAGTTCTTAGAGTCTTAGAATCACCTTCATCTGCAAGCTTTATTAAATCATCAAGCTTATAGTTGGTAATTGGACTAATAAAATCATCTACTGCTTTTTTTACTTGTCTTTCATCAACAGTAATATTCTGTCTTACCTGACCTTTGTATTTTATTAAAGCTTCTATGCCTTTACCTTGATCTGCTGAAGGTACTTTTGGTGGTACTCTTGTAGCTGCTAAACCAGTAGCTAATCTATTGTCAAGATGTCTTTTAATATTTAAAAAATAATCTGTTGCTGTTTGTTCTTCAAATAGTCCTTTTAATAATTTTTTTTGTAAATCAACATTACCTGTAGCTATTGCAGTATCTATAGCGTTTGTATATCTAATAGCTGCTTGTGAACCTTCAAAGACTATTTGTTTCATTTTTACTACAACTGCTTCTACGTTCTTGTCATCTAAAAATTCAACAATATCTGAAGCAGCATTGACAGCATCAAAAGGAAGCATTTGCTCTGCTTCATTTGCCATTTGCTTAAATGTTCTTTTTTCTATGCCATCTAACTGTCCTTTTCTGCTGTTTAAATAATCTATTGCATCATCAAATTTTTTAAATTGACCAGCAAAGTAAGAACGCTTATAACCAAATGGATCTATTATGTCTCCTTCTTCTGTAACTCTTGAAGGTATAGATGAGCCATCTCCCTTACCAATTTCTTTCTCTATCTTTTTATTTTTAGCCCTTATCTTTTTATTTTTTACTTCTAATTTTTTAAAAGATTTTAAATCTTCTATAAGTTGTGTATCTGTTATAGCGTTCTTATCAGCAATAATATCAGCGTTTATTGCATTTTGATAGCTACTTAGTCTGCCTAATATTAATTTTCTTCTCTTAGAGTTAGCTTTTATATCTAGAACAGTATTCATTATTAGGTCTGTTGAAGCTCCTAACTTTTCTCCTAAAAGACCTGTCAATTCTTGTGCTGGTTTCTTTGCTTTTTTTAAAACTTCTTTAGCTATTGGTGTACCTTTTTCAATAGCAGCACCAGCAACCTTATCAAATAAATAAGCATGAAATCCATTCTTTAATCTAAGAAAATATTTATCTTCGGGTGCTATAAACTTGTCGTCTGGCTGGTCTGGTGTAGCCAAAAAACCAATCATGTTATTTAGTATTGGTATATTTAAGCCTGTAAATAAATTAAAAGTATTATCTTCAAATGGATCAGTAAGAGTAAAATCTACAACACCAGCAGAAATTAAATCTTTATATTTAGTAATCCCTCTTTTAGCTAGTTGCCCTCTTACTAAAGCGTAAGGAAGAATATATTGTGTTATGGCTTTAGGTACAAAATATAATGGTTTTTCTTCATCTCCTTTTACATAAGTACCTAACTCTTCAGTATCAATTAAATCAAAATCTGTTCTTACATCTTTACCTAAAACAGTTCTAAGAGTATCATCTCCTAATTCAAATAAATTATTTAAAGAATCTATACGACCATTTATAAGACCTCTAAATACTTGTGATACAGGGTTTTTTAATATTGTTTCTTCATGAATTTTGCGTTGTTCTTTTTGATATTTTTCTGCTTCATCAGCCCTAATTAAATAATCATCTCGTACATTTGTAAGAAAATTATTTATCTTTGACCCTTCTTTTGTTTTATCAACAAGATTATTTAATAAAGATTCTTGTGGATCAAAGTCTTTTAATTTACCTATAAGACCTTTTTGTTCTAATTCTGGTTGTTTATTGACAACAGGTTTTGGTTTTAGCTCTTGTGGTTCAACAATATCTTTTGCTGTAGTTTGATCTTTAACAAATAAGTTCTCTTCTTGTACAGGATCTACAACCTTTTTAGGCTGATTGTTTTGTAGGTT